AGATCCTGCTGCTCGACTGGATGCTGGAGGACTAAGGAAGGAGTGATTTAGATGGCTGATATCAGCAGCTTTCTGAAAAAAATCCTCAGCGCCATTTATGGCGAAGAGGTTCGCGGCTCCATCCATGATGCTCTGGCGGCGATGAACACGGAGTCCAGCAGCGCGATGGAGTTTGCCTCCACCGCCAAGGATTCCGCACAGGCAAATGCCGCGGCTGCCAAGAAGTCCGCCGAAGATGCCGAGAAAAAGGCGACAAGCGCCTCCGAATCCGCTGCGGCGGCTGCGCTCTCCGAAGGAAGCATCAAGACCTCTGAGGAAAATGTCAACAAGCAGGCCGCAGACGCAGAAGAAGCTGCCGCCGGTGCTAAGGCGTCTGAGACAGAGGCGAAGAACTCGGAAGAGATCGCCAAGCAGAAGGCACAGGAGGCCACGGACGCCAAGACAGCGGCGACGCTTGCCGAGGGAGAGGTCAAGGCCGCCGAGGAGCGCGTGAGAACCATTCGCTCGGAGGCTGAGACGCTTGGCGCACAGGCTACTGCTGACCGCAACGCAGCGGAAGAGGCTCGCACTGCTGCGGAAGCTGCAAGAGACGCGGCGGTGAACAGTCAAAATGGAGCAAAAGCATCGGAAGATGCCGCCGCTGCATCGAAGACGGACGCCGAAGCCGCTAAAACGGCTGCTGTGGATGCCCGTGACAAGGCGCAGACCGCTAAAACGGCCGCCGAGAACGCGCGGGAGTCCGCCGAGAACTCTGAGGCAAACGCAAAGACTTACAAGGAGTCTGCCGCAGAGAGCGCCGCGACCGCACAGCAGTACAGCGGAAAGCCGCCTAAGCCGGAGAACGGTACCTGGTGGATCTGGGACGCTGAGAAGGGCACCTATGTGAACACCAACATCAGTTGCGAGCTGACCGGCCCGACCGGCAACGGTATTCAGAGCATTCAGTTGACGCAGGGCAATCATACGCCCGGCTCGACTGATATTTACACCGTTACGATGACAGATGGAAGCAAGTACAACATCGCCGTCTACAACGGTCTGAACGGAACGGGTACGGGCGATGTGCTCGGCATCCATTTCGATCTGGTGCTGCCGGCCTCCGGATGGTCGAACGGTTCCATCACTGTGGCGGAGAGCCGCCTTGTGGCCGCTGCCAAGTACAAATACCTCATTGATGCATATGAAGCCAGCCGTGAAGAATACCTCGAATGCAATGTGCGTCCGAAAGACATCTCCACGACCGGCTTCATCACATTTGTGAACGATACCGACCCGATCAAAGACATCACGGTGAACATCGTGCGTCTTGAACTGTCGGTCAATGCCGAAGAAGGAGGCGAATGATTTGAAAATCGCGATCAAAAGCTGCTTCACCACGCTGGTGGAGGACACCACGCTGATCCAGAACGCAGCGACGCCTTATCCGGTCGAATTCGCCTTCAGCAAGGATTGGGACGGGTTCGCAAAGACTGCGCTCTTTGAGGCAGGCGGCGTCAGCATGGCTGTGGTGCTGAGCGAGGACAAGTGCGACATTCCGGGCGAATGCCTTAAGAAAGGCGGTATCCCGCTTAAGATCGCCGTTTATGGCGTCAAGGGCGAGGAACGGAAGTCGACTGGCTGGCATGTGACCAGCAAGATCCTCTTCCCGGCCAATATCAGCGTTGGAAAAGGCGGCTCCGGAGACCCGATGGGCGATGAAGCCTACAAGCAGATCATGGGAATCATCGGAGACCCATCAACGGCGGGTTTTGGAAACAAGACGCTGACCGAGGTGATCGTTGAGATCCAGAGAAGCATTTCCGGAACGGCCTCGGATAAAGAGGTCGACGATATGCTGAACGACGCCTTTGCTTCGAGCGACCCGGGCGGAAGCACACCCGACAACACCGCTTCTGACAAAGAAGTGGACGACCTACTCAATGATGTTTTCGGCGAACAGCCGTGAACAAATATATTTAAGGGGGACATGCAATATGTCTACTACCAAGCACAC